CAGGCACGACCGCGACCTCCGCGAGGGGTTGAGCGTACCGCTTCAGTTCCAGTTGCTCGAAGCGGAGCAGTTGCCGTTCTATCTGGCGCGGCCCACGCCGAACACGCCGCAGGGGAACGTCGTGCGGGCGTCCATCGAGTTCGATCCGTCCGGAAGACGGACGGCTTACTACTTCTACAAGCAGCACCCGGGCGAGCGGATCTTCTTCCCAACGGACCTGGAACTGATGCGGGTTCCGGCCGCGGAGGTCATGCATCTGTTCCGGTCGCTCCGGCCCGGCCAGTTGCGGGGCGTGCCGTGGATGGCGAACGCGCTGGTGCGCCTTTGGGAACTGGACCAGTACGACGACGCCGAACTGCTGCGGAAGAAGTTCGCCGCGATGATGATGGGCTTCATCACCCGCCAGAATCCGGACGATGCATTCTTCCCGAACGCCGCGCCGCAGGAGACGACAGATGCCGGAGGCGTGGCTGGCACCGGCGGTCCGGGCGTCGCGGTCGCGCAACTCGAAGCGGGCACCATGACCGAGTTGGAGCCCGGCGAGGACGTGAAGTTCAGCGAGCCCGCCGATGTGGGCGGGAACTACGAAGCGTTCGAACGCATGCAGTTGCTCCGGATCGCGGCAGGACTGGGCATGCCGTACGACATGCTTACCGGCGATCTGTCGAGGACCAGTTATTCGTCGATCCGTGCGGGCATCCTCTCCTTCCGGCGGTTGTGCGAGCAGATACAGTTCGGCGTTTTCATCTACCAGTTCTGCCGTCCGACCTGGCGCGCGTTCGTGGAGCAGGCGGTCCTGGCGGGCAAGCTCGATGCCCGTGACTATCAGCGGAATCGCGACGACTACCTTGCGGTCGAGTGGCACACGCCGAAGTGGGCTTGGGTCGATCCGGAAAAGGACGTCAGGGCCGAGATCATGGCGATCCGCGCTGGTTTGAAGGCACGGAGCATGTCCATCAACGAGACGGGCCTTGATGAGGAAGAGGTAGACGCGCAGATCGCCCGCGACAACGAGCGCACAGATCGGCTGGGCTTGGTGCTCGATTCCGATCCGAGGAAAACAGACGCGCGTGGCCAGGCGGCGAACGTGCTCGAAACGGGCGGCGGTGGCGAGGGCCTGGATAGTGGCGCGCCCACTGAGTCGAAACCGGAGCCGCCCAAGCCGAAGCGCAAGGAGCCTAAGAAATGAAAGCGAACTATCTCCCGCACCTCGCAGGACGGGTCTTCGGCGTTCCGCTACTGATCCAGCCGCAGAAGTTGAGTGTAATCCTTCAGGCCATCGGCCCGCGCCTTGGCTTGCGTCAAGCGGAGATCGAGATCGAGGGGCTGGGCGCGCCGGTGGTCGCGCGGATGCCCATGGACGAGGAAGACGATCCCGATGAGACGGACGGCGCGGCGCGGAGCCAGAAGCCGTATCTGGTGACTCCGGATGGCATCGCGGTCATCGGCGTCTCCGGGACGCTTGTCAAGAAGGCCAGTTGGCTCGACGCCGTTTCCGGACTCCAGTCGTATCAGAGCATCCGTGCCGACTTTCAGGATGCGGTGCGCGATCCGCGCATTCAAGGCATCCTGCTCGACGTGGACTCGCCTGGCGGCGAAGTCGGCGGTCTGTTCGACCTCGCGGACGAGATCTACAACGCACGCGCTGAGAAGCCCTGTATGGCCATCGCGGACGACGACGCGTTCTCTGCGGCGTATGCCATCGCCAGCAGCGCGCAACGCCTGTTCGTGACCCGCACCGGCGGCGTGGGCAGCGTCGGCGTGATCGCGTTGCACCTCGATCAGTCGGGCTTCGACGAGAAGGCCGGCAGGAAGTACACCGCGATCTATGCGGGTGCCAGGAAGAACGACTTCAACCCGCACGAGGCGCTGTCCAGTGCTGCCAAGGACGAATTGCAGGCCGAGATCGACCGGCTCTACGACATGTTCGTCGGCACGGTCGCGCGGAACCGCGAGATGAAACCGGCGTTGGTCCGGAACACGGAGGCGGGCCTGTGCTACGCGGAGAAGGCCATCAGCGCTGGCTTCGCGGATCAGGTCGGAACTTTTGACGATGCGCTGAATGCCGTTCTCGAAGCGGCGACGGCGCGCAAACAAGCTCGCGTAGCGGCGTCTGCCGCAACGCAGATCCCCAAAGGAGAAACAACGATGAGTCAGCAAGTCGAAACGAAAACGGCAGACGCCCCCGCTGTACCGCTGGTGTCCGCCGAAGTGAAACCCCCGGAAGCTCCCGCGCCCGCCGCCGCCCTGCCGGTGGTTGACGCCGCCGCAATCGAAACCCGGTTGCGCGCGGAGTACGAAGAGATCGCAGTGCTCTGCACTCTCTCGGGCCATCCCGAATTGGTCGCGGAGTTGATCGCAAGCAAGAAGACGGTCGCCCAAGTCCGCGAGCACCTGCTGTCGCTCAAGGCGCAGGAATCGCAGCGGACGGCTGTGCAGTCACACGTCCAGGGCAGCCCGACCGGCGCGGAAGCGCAGTTGAACGCCGCCGCGCAGCAACTCGCCGCCAGCCGCAACATCCCGTTCGCGCAGGCTTACGTGGAGGCCATGAAACTCCACCCCGAGCTTTACCAGCAGTACCTCGCTGAGAAGTCGGCCCCAGTGCGGGCGAACTAGCGAGCCAACCCAACCGAAAAAGGAGCAATCGATCATGGCTTACGAAGTTAGTTTGCAAACGATCTCAGTCCCGGCGAGCGCCGACCTGTCCACGAAGCAGTTTCTGTTCGGGTCGGTCAACTCTTCGGGGCAAGTGGCGGTAACCGGCGCGGGCCTCGCGTCGGATGGCGTCATCGCACTCGGTCCCAGCGCGCAGGGTCGCCCCTGCGGACTGGCGTCCTTCCCCGGTCAAATCGCACGAGTGATGGCGGGCGCGTCTTTCGCCAATGGTGCGCTGCTCGAAGTGGACAGCAATGGAAAGGCGGTCACCCAATCCTCGGGCAAGATCGTCGCAAAGGCGCTGGCAGCAGCAGGCGCGGCGGGCGACATCGTCCCGGCGCTGCTGATCCTGATGCGGTAGCAGGCAAATCAGAAAAGGAGCAATGAACAACCATGTATACGCCGACTCCCGGTGACGTCCACGTCAATACGCCGCTGACGCAAATCAGCATCGCGTATCTCCAGAACCAGACGGAGTTTGTGGCCGCGCAAGTCTGCCCCATCATCCCGGTGACCAAGCAGAGCGACCGCTACTACGTCTACAATCGCGGCGATTTCTTCCGCGATCAAATGCAGCGCCGCGCGCCCGGCACTCCGGCCGCGAGCGTTGGCTACCGCCTCGACAACACGCCGACCTACTTCGCCGATGTGTGGGCCGAGGCGAAGCCGATTCCCGATCAGTTGCGCGGAAACGCCGACGCGGTCCTCAACATGGATCGTGATGCGACGGAGTTCTTGTCACAGCAGGCCCTCATTCGGCGTGAGAAGATCTTCGCCGCCAACCTGTTCACGACAGGCAAGTGGGGCACCGACATGACCGGGGTCGCATCCGGCCCGAGTGGTAGCCAGTTTCTGCAGTGGAACGATGGCGCATCGACTCCCATCGAAGATGTTCGCGCCGGCAAACTCGCCATCAAGCAGGCTACCGGCTACCCCGCCAACACGCTGGTGCTGTCCGAGCCGGTGTGGTTGAAGCTGGTCGATCATCCGGATCTGGTGGACCGCGTGAAGTACGGACAGACGGCGGGCCGTCCCGCCACCGTGAGCCGCGAAGCGCTGGCCGCGATTCTCGAACTGGACCGCATCCTCGTGATGGGTAGCATCGAGAACACGGCGGCTGAAGGTCAGACTGCAGCGCACTCCTTCATTGGTGGCAAGAGCGCGCTGCTCTGCAACGTCGCGCCCAGCCCCGGCCTGCTCACTCCGTCGGCTGCGTACACCTTTTCCTGGACTGGATACCTCGGCGCGGGGAACGAAGGCAACCGCATCAAACGGTACCGCTGGGAGATCATCGCCAGCGACATCGTCGAAATCGAGATGGCATTCGACTCCAAGCTCATCGCTCCGGAGCTCGGGTACTTCTTCACCAGCGCGATTGCGTAGAGGAGGTTGATCGATGGGCTATAAGTCACTGCCGAAGTTCGACCCTTCAGCCCGCTTCCTCGTCACCGCGCGCCTGCCGGTGCTGAACGGCGTGCCCATGAAACCGGGGGAGGCAATGCCACCTGTGCCGGTGGAACCGGGCGCGTCGCGCGTTTACCTGCGACTGCTTCGGCAGTTGTACGAACTGCGGAGGATCACGATGGTCGATCAACCCGCTGTCCCTTCCGTGAAAACCAAACTTGCCGGCACGGTCGGCAAAGGAGATACCAAATGGCGAAGCAAGTCTTGACGATCTCCGACATCTCGCCGTCGGGGAACTTGAAAAAAGGCGTGATTCAACTGCCGATCACAGAGGCGCGAATCATCGCCTCCAACGATATCGGCGTGAAGGGCGCGACCGATGGCGGCACTGCCTCCAAGGACACGGACCCCATCCTCGAACGGAGCAACGGTGCAACCGACAAATCGTTGCGTCTGTCCTGGGCCTCTGCCTCGGTGATCGAGGTCCAGATGCCCCCGGTCGCTTATCCCCCGGATCTGGACGATGCCCAGCCTATCGTGGTGAACATCCTGGCAGCCATGAAAGCCGGTTCGGTAGATGCGCCGGTGATCACCGTGTCGGCGTGGGAGGGCGTTGGCGACACGAACATGGGCGGCGACACTGCTGCTCTCAGTACCGCTCAGCAGAAGCTCACGGTCGCGCTGGCTGCCGCCGATGTTGGTGCCTATCCGAAGTTCCTGACCATCGGCATCAAGCCCGGCGCGCACGCGACCGCCTCCAACGACGCGTACGTTTATGCGGTCTGGCTGGAGTACACGCGGAAGGCGTGATGTCACCTTTCTCCGCGCTCAACTCGGCGTGCCTCAAAACCTTCGGTTCCCCGGTCACCTACCAGCCAGCCGCCAGTGCTCCGTTTGCGGTCAACGGCATCTTGCAGAAGGACTCGGACGAGGAACGCCATCAGGACGGGGTGTACGCACGCCTGTTTATCA